GTTCCTTGGGAGAAAATTGGTTGGTAAAACTATATCATTTCACACACAGAAAAACTGGAAAGAAATACTTAGGACAAACCACTAGAGATTTAAATGTTTATAACGGATCAAGCGTAGGTTGGTTAAAACATTTAGATCTACATGGATACGATTATGATACTGAAATACTTTTTGAATCTAATAATGAAAAAAGATTTAAAGATATGTGTAAATTCTATAGTAAAAAGTTTGATGTTGTGAATAATAGTGAATACTTTAACCAACGACCCGAGCATGGAGGTTCTCTTGGTGGCAATGCTAACCCTAATTACAAGACTGGAAAGTATTCAGGACGCACAGATAACCCTGAACTATACAAACAATTAGATAAGCAGAAACATGCTGAAACTTGGGAAACTACTAAACAACGAGCACACCCTAGGATGAATTTCTTTTATCATAAACGCATGGGTAATAAAGAACGTGCAGAATACTATTGGAATATATGGTATAGTATGGCCCCAAAGAAAAGTAATAATAGACAAGCACTCTGGGAAACAGATACGTTTGACATGTGGTATAATCGAAAAGGTAACGACTTAAACTTTAGAAAACTATCACTTGACAAACTACTCAAGATGTCTTATAATATACACAGTAATTGGAGAAAATTATGATTAATAAGATTAAGAACTTGTTTAAAAAAGCAGAAACAATGTCTGATAAAGATAAAGCTACTGCTAAAGGCAAGCCGTATGTTAAAGTATTAGAAGTAAAGTTTGATAAAGAGAACCCAGGTGATGGATACTTTGAACTTGAGTGGAATAACTTATTTGTTAAGCAACTACTTGAAGCAGGCTATACAGGCGACAACGAAGAAGAGATTGTTGACTTATGGTTTACAACACTTTGCAAACAAATATCAGAAGACATCTAAGGAGAATATGTTGAGTTATATTTTAGTAGACGCAGCGAATATGTTTTTTCGTGCTAGGCACGTAGTTCAGCGTGGAGCAGACCCAAAAGATAAAGTAGGTATGGCATTCCATATTATGTTTAATAGCATTAATAAAGTATGGCGTAACCAGAATGGTAGTCATATTGTGCTATGCTTAGAAGGTCGTAGCTGGCGTAAAGACGCATACGAACCCTACAAGAAGAATAGAGCGGCTGCACGTGCGGCACTTACTGTTCATGAGCAAGAAGAAGATCGTATGTTTTGGGAAGCATTTGATGAACTGAAGGTATTCTTTGAGAAGCGAACTAATTGCACAGTGTTGCAAAACAAACAGTGCGAAGCAGATGACTTTATTGCACGTTGGATACAGAATCATCCTAATGACAAGCATTGCATTGTAAGTAGTGACAGTGACTTTTATCAATTGCTTAATGAAAACGTAACACAATATAATGGCATTACAGGTAATCTTATTACAACTGAAGGTATCTTTGATGATAACGGCAAAGTTGTTATGGACAAGAAAACTAAAGAGCCTAAACAACTAGGCGACCCACAGTGGTTGTTGTTTGAGAAGTGTATACGAGGCGACACTAGTGACAATGTGTTTAGTGCATGTCCAGGTGCTCGTAAGAAAGGCACTAAGAACAAAGTAGGTATGTTAGAAGCATTTGCTGATAAAGACAACAAAGGCTATAACTGGAATAACTTTATGCTACAGCGTTGGACTGATCATAATGGTGAAGAGCATCGTGTGTTGGAAGACTATCAACGTAACATGCACATTATTGATCTTACAGCACAACCTGACTATATTAAAACAGAGCTTGATAATGCTATTGTTGAGCAAGTGCAAAAGGAAAGCAAGTCACAAGTAGGCATACACTTTATGAAACTATGTGGTAAATGGGATATGGTGAGACTAAGCGAACGAGCAACTGATCATGCAGAGTATCTAAACAAATCATATGGAGGATAATATATGTTAGCAAGTTTTGTATATGTAGGGCGAGAAGCTCTCGAAATGATGTTTTTACTGTTTATGATTACAGCAACAGTATCAGTAAATAAAAAAATGATTTCAGCAGGAGCAATTGGTCTAGTAAGTGGACTAGCAGGTGGAATGCTACTAGGTGAATTCCTAGAAGACTACGAAGTGGCAATGTATGCCATATTAAGTGGATTAATGCTTTACTTGTTTTTTACAAGTAATAATTTACCAGCACATATCAAAGGACATGTTCAAGCAATTGCAGATAATACTGCTACATTTTGGGCAGGAATGTTTACTGTATGGTTTATATTCTTTAGAGAAAGCATGGAAATATTTACATTCATGTTCTCACCAAGTGAGCAAGTAAGTTGGACAGGTGCCGGTATTGCAGTAATTGTAGTAGCGTCATTATACAAGGTATTAGAAAAATATAAACACACCAGAGAGCTATTTACAATAACACGATATGCTTTCTTAATTTTTGCTGCATGGTTTGGCTATGAAGCATTGGAACATGCACACATACTTTAACAAGAGGATAATAATATGACATTAAATGGTTTAACAGAAACACAAATTTCACAACTAATCCAATCAATGGAAGTTAACCCTACCATCGAACCACACATCAAGGAGCCAACACTACAATGGGTTAGGCTACAGCTCGAAGAGCAAAAACAAGGTGGTGCATGGAAACGTAGAATTAGGGAGGCAGGACATGTCATCTGAGTTAATTATTGAACGTGATGAGTTAGAGCGTAAACTAAAAAATAACATTATGGAAGTTACATTTAATAAAATTAATGGCGATCAGCGTGTTATGAATTGCACACTTAGTATAAGTGTATTGCCACCTGCTACTAAAAAAGAACCAATGACACAAGAAAAGATTCGTAAGATTAACGAAGAAGTAATGAGTGTATGGGATACAAAAGCTAATGGCTTTAGAAGTTTTCGTATGGCAAATATCACTGAAGTTAAACGAGTAGGAAGTGCATGTTGGTGTGGGAAAAGTAATGAACATCCAATTTGCGACAACACACACAAGAGTCTGTAAATAAAATGTTTACAACCAAAGAGTTAGTTAAAGATAAGTTCTGGATTGTGGAGGCTAGTTCTAATAAAATAGGAACTATACGAAAACACGGCAACTTATATGAATTCTTTGATCAACGTGACAAAAGCACAACCACACTTGATACGTTAGATGGATTTAAAACCGCAGAACGTAACATAGAAAGTAAAGCTGAAAGCCAATCACTTAACGGATATCCTACTAATAGTAGTGTAGTAATACCAGTTGAGCATGAAACACTACCATTGTTTCGTAAGACAGACAATGGTAAAGTTGTTTATGCAGCAGGCTACTACATACTAAGATATCACGGCATGGGATGGCAACACGCATATTGTCCTAAATTAGAGACAGTAGACAAATATGAATATCAAGGCCCATACTTTACAGAATGGGATATGAACTTACAATTAAAAAAGGCAAAAAAAGATGACAATTAAAGGAACACTAGTATCAATAGCAATGATTATCACATTAATGGTATTCGCATCAAATACTAAAGCAGGACACGAACTATCCCTTTCAGCAGAGCAAATTGAAACTCTACCAGAAGAACCTACTCTACCTCAAATCTATAGAATTAATAGAGATGTGCCATGCACAGATACTGCTATGGTTCAAGCTATACTTTACCAACGTGGACAACTGCCTATTGCACAAGGCACGGCAGCAATGGGAACAGAAGTGTTTAGTGAGATAGTTTTGGCATTAAATGACGATACAGGAGAGTTCAGTATTGTTATTGTTAACCAGGAAAACAATATAACCTGTAACATTTACTCAGGAGTCAATTTTAGGTTAATTAATCAATAAAACAGCACTTAATTCGCCTAATTGTATAAATACATACAACGGAGAATTAAATCATATGGCAAGACCTAAACCAAACATTATGTTAGAAATAGTTGATAAGAATTATAATACAGAACAAATCTTAGACGCCCAGGCAATATATGCAGTTTACCATAACAATAAACCAATTAACCTCAGAACAATGAATACACTGGTGAACTATCCAGGACCTAAGTATAAAAAAGTTAGCTTTAGTAACAGTGGCCATGCTTTTAATTTAGCAGATAGATTGAATAAGAAATTCAATACGGAATCATTTACTGTAGTAAGGTTATTAGAAGGTGAAAAAGTTACCAGAGATCAAATCGATACAAAATGAAATATTAGCAAAGTTATTACCCAACGTAACAATAGTAGGTAATAGTGCTAGACTTTTATTTCAAACGCCGAGCTCTCTTAGGTTAACAAAAAAAGGTGTCAACCTATTAAAAAAGAAATGCAGAAGTTGGACAGTTGAAACACCTGGAAAACTAGCAGGAAACCTAATGGATTTACAAAGCAAAATGAAGCATCCTTATTATATAGACAAAAAGGATATGGTATTGTTCAGCGAAAAAGATGCCTTTATGGCAAGATTAGCAGGAACCGAGGGTTGGCTTAAAGGAAAAGGCTAAATACTATAGAATATAACAATATTGCACACTTATTTAGAGAGTGTAATATAAGGTTCGATATAAGGAGAACTACAATGACACAGTGGAATGAAATGTTAGAAAACCGAAGCACAACGTTTGCTTGGGCCGACAAAGAAGTAACAAAAGAAACCATACAATCTATGATAGATGACTTGCACAAACATGCGCCAAGTAAACAATCAACAATGCCATACACTATTAAAATATTAGACTGGAGCGATCCAGAGGCAAGGCATGCAATATTTGAAAACACACACCGCGACAGTGAAAGAACTGTAGCTACAGACTTTGGTAATCCACAGACTTTGGCTCCATGGTTGTTAGCGTTTACGCCTAGACCGCCTGTTGAAGATGAAGAATACACTCAATATGAAGGAGCACATGCACAAGGCTTTTTTCATAGAATGTCTAACTTAGAAATAGGTATTGCAAGTAGCTTTATGGTATGGAGTGCAGCATCACGTGGACTCAGCACAGGCTACTGTGGTTGTATGAACGAAATAGAAGGCAGCAAAAGGAAAATTGCAGCAATATTGAATCCTGGAGTTGAAGATCCAACTGAGCCTACAGTATTATTAGGTATTGGATATAGCGACAATGAAGCAACTACATACCTTGATCCAAGAACTAATAAACAAAAAATATTCCCAACTAATGAACGTGCAAATGCACTACGACCAGATCAAAGTGTATATATTAACTGGTTAACAAAATGAAATTAGATGATGTAGTAGAAGTTTATTGCACAGATCACGAAAGCACTGCTGACGGAACAATCGTTGGCATTAACAAAGACTCCATTAGAGTATTACTCAATGGAGTTCCACTTTGGTTTAGTAGAACTAAAACCGGAGTATATGTTGGAAACGCACACGGCATGGAATTTGTAATAAAGACCGGTGTAGTTTTTAAACAATTTAACAAAAGAGAAATATGAGAAAATTAGACTTACACGGATATAAAGTCCACGATGCATGGAAACAATTTAATGATAATGTTGAGTTATCATACGCAAAAGGATTTAAAAAGATTATTGTAATTACAGGACATGGTAAAATGTCAGAAGAAATCAAAGGCTGGGTTAACGGAAATCCATTGACAGTAGCAGTTGAACAAGATGGACAGAACACAGGATCTTTTATAGTTAAGTTAAAGAAAAATCAACAACAACAGCATACATCTGCTCCAAAACCAAGTAGATTGGCAACAGCAGATGATTTAGCTAAGTTAGTTGCAAAATTTAACACTTAATACCCTAAAATAAATTCAAATAAAATTACATACCCTTGTAATACAAGGGTTTTTTCTTGACTAAAAAGGTTGACAAGTAAGACATCTTGCCGTATAATAGTAGTATAAGTTAAACAAAAGGAATAAAGCATGTTACAAGAAATTAAAGACCTTAAAGTAACTGACGTAATTGGTGGAACTTTAATCACACTATTTGCTCTAGGATGGATTGATACACTTTGGATGTTTGGTGTAGAAAACAGCCAACAGTATACTTGGTGGAATTTAATTTACTTAATGGGTCAATAAAGACTTGACAAGTAGAAATATTTACTGTAACATGTATAACATAAGTCAACTATAAAGGAAGTAAAAAATGTCAACTATATCAGAAACACGTACCGTTAAGATTAGTGAAGCAACTACCCTTATTACACGAGCTTTTAAAAAGAAGCGTCCTGTGTTTTTATGGGGTCCTCCAGGAATTGGAAAATCAGAACTAGTTAAACAAATTGGTGACTCAGGTGCACTTGGTAAAACACATGTTATTGACATGCGTCTTGCATTGTTTGAGCCAACTGATTTGCGTGGTTATCCTGTGCCAAATATGGAAACAGGTGTTATGCAATGGCTACCACCAGCAGACTTGCCAAGTGAAGAACTTGCCGCACAATA